ATGGGGCGATAGGTTTAATCCAACCTTGCTCAATTTGATACGGTATAGGTTTCTTTATATCAAATTTCTCTGGGTCAAACATGGGAACTGAAAATTCTTTATATCCAAAATCTTCAGCATTCTCAAGAAGTCGCCAAAACTCGTTTTCTGTACCATTAACAGTAGAAAGAATATTTAATTGACCACCTTCAGAAACACATCTATCACCAGCAATTTTTATTTTACGAGGATATTCATGGAAAGCAAATTCATCATATACGACAAAAACTGAACGATAACTACGTAAAGAGTCAGGTTTTTGCCCCGGAACTACAAAAATTGTACTTCCATTATCTAATACACAACGAGTAGTTACATCCTGCCTACGATTAAAAAATCCGTCTATTTGTGTATTGTCAGCCAATTCAATTGACCAATCTATTGGCACAGATGCCTGTTCACCTGTTATAGATGCTACTGGTATTGTTTGTTTTCTAAATCTATGTGAAACCATTAAAGCATCCATCATTGTAGTAGCAGTTGCCCCGACACCCCTTGCTTTACGCCAGATACGGTGAGGGTAGTCTTTCATTGCGAGCATACAATGAGCGTGATAATTTATTTGATATTTTTCAGGCCTATAAGGAAATAATTCACCTTTAGCATTTTTCATGTTAAAAGTATTACAGAGCAAGTTGACATAATTTCTTTGGCGTTTGTCATAATCTTGCTCCTCCATATATTCATTTATCTGATCTAAATTCATATATGGAACTATGTGTTATAAATATTTAAACTTTTCTTAAAAAAGTTCCTCTAATGCTGCCATTCCTTCAGAAATTGTTAATTTTCCATCTTCCATACCCTCTCTAATCTCAGAAAATGCGGCTTTTTTCTTGGATATTGGGATAGATTTCCAATATCCATACAAAATTCCTGCACCTGTAACAACTCCGCCAACAAATGTCGCAATTAAATCTTCCATTATTTATTCTCCTTAAATGGTAGTTTCATCACTTTCGTGAACTACACCACGCTTACGCATGGTGCTTCCTGCTTCATACTTTTTCCCAACGATTCCGAGCATATCAGCATCAATCTTTGATCCACGGGCAAATGATAATATCTCTGCTTTGTTCTGGTCAAGATATGCCTGCAGATCAGACATCGTGTCGATATACACAGTGCTGCCAGAACTATCCTGATAAGAGTCCGGGAAAGTCCACCAGAGCGCAGTCTCATCGTATTTGTATATTGTCTGTTCCTCTTCTGTCATCTCATCTATGCGAGTGATTGTTTCAACATTCCATCTGCAGAGCAGCCTAGCACGTCCGCCCCTAATCTTATCGATGTAGATTTCGTTTGGCTCAATTGTAGATTCTGTTTTCATGTTACCACCTCGTGGATAGGATTTGTTATTCCAAGTTCTCGTGAAGCAATTTCTGTAATTTTGAAGAGTTCTTCAGTGTATGTATGTTCTAACAATAGGTTCCTGGAATCGCAATGTTTCAGCCAACCGACATAGGACATCACTGAACTAATCACATGTTGTGGATCTACACTTTCTCCTTCCTCTGCAATTGCCTTCATTTTCTGTTTGTATTTCCTGCATGACGACTTGCGTAGAAGGGTGAAATGTCTGTGATGTTTGTACCCAAGGAAATCTATACCACACCTGTCCACTTCAGTAATCACTGTTTTTGGATTCAAATTAAGGTGGATATCCCGTAAATATAACTTGATCTTAATGAGAAGATCTTCCAGGAAACGTTTGCTCTTGTGGAGAATAACCCCGTCATCACAATACCGGATGTAATACTTCACACCGCATTGTTCCTTAATCCAGTGATCAAACCCACTCAAATATAGATTACTAAGGTACTGTGAAAGATAATTGCCAATGGGAACATTACTGTCTCCTTCAGGGCTTCTGATGATTTCCTCTAGTAACCACAACGTATCCTTGCATTTGATTTTCCTTTGCACAATCTCAACCATTGTATCGTGATTGATTGAAGGATAATATTTGGATATGTCAAACTTGAGACAGTACGTAGTGTTCTCTTTGTCCCTCAAAAACTTCCGGAGCCTGTAAGATCCTGCATGTATGCCCTTCCCTGGGATAGCAGAATACAGGTCATAGATGAATGTCCTGTCCCACAAAGGCTGCAATACGTTCATGATTGCATGGTGCACTATTCTGTCAGGGAAATATGGTAGTTTGTAGATAGTTCGTTCCTTTGGTTCATGGACTTGTTTTGTAGTGTATTCAGAGGTCTGATAGGCTTTTGTGGCCAGTTTTTCATGTAGAAGATCCACATAATACTCTACATCTGAATCGACCATCTGCACATCGGTATAATGTGTCTTGCCTTTCCTTGCGTTCTTGTGTGCAAGTCGCAGATTGTCTTTATCAATGATCTTCTCAAACAAGTTTCCGTGTCTTTTCATGTATATGCTCTGCTCTGAACGTTCTGTTGCCATACTAATACAGAGCAGCTCCTTCGTTGTTTGTTTGGCCATGTGGCTCTGGTTCCGGTGATGTTCATAACTGCCGTCATGAGCTCGAAGTGAGTGCTGATATTCCGATTCGAATTCGAAGACCTGTTATTCGAATTCAGATAACTGACCCCTGCATTCGACCTGTTATTCCAATTCCTGCTGGAGAGCATAACTCACACACCGAAACCATTTATTCGCCTTAAGTGAACGAATAAAAAGTACCTAGTTTTTTGATAGTCGATTCAAATGGGAGATATTCATGGTACTCATCGAGTTGTTCTCTCAGTACCTTCGCTCCCGTGAAAATGACGTGGCTTTCCTCTTCTCCTACTTTATAAAATTGGATTGCCACATAATCATTTTCTTTGAACTTGCTTTTGTCTACCTTGTAGCCAGTGACGACTATCGGGATTCCAAGAACATCTTTCAGTTTCATCTTTTCACCGATAAGATGTTTCTTGCCCCTAGCAAATTCACTGAATTTTGGTATCTTTTCTTCACTCATATGGCAACCTCAGTCACTGCGGGATAAACTCGAAGCGAGCGCCGATACCCCGAAACGAACACGAAGACCCGTAAAGCGAAACCAGACAACCGACCCCCGCAGCCGACCCGTTATGCCAATACCCGCCGGAGAGCAGAATGTTTGTTTCTCCTGCATCATGGACATAGAAGTAGTCGCACAAATACGTTGAACTACTGCCTGCTGTTTCTGATCCGATTAGCAGATATTTTAGCAGGTTCTCTGTTTCCACATCTGATTGGTATCCATCGGTTGTAATTGGTGAAACATTGCTGGCCTCATATTCTCCTGCGGCAAGATCGCCAGCCAGGATACCCGTGCCGTCACGTTTGGTGATTCTGTATTCTGCATCGACTGCTGTATATCCAATACAGAATTTCCACACATTTCCCCAGAGATTTTCGATACCACGATAGACGATGGGTGTCTCTCCGTCTGTACCTGTACCCGTACCCGTTCCGTTAGTACCGATATTTGTGTCGGCTGAATCTGCACCACATAATACTCCGGCAAAATCGGTTCCAGCATCTAAATCTACTACACCCCTGCCAAGTGCGGTTTGACTGTCCAAACTACCCATTTCAGTATAGAAGAGCAATCTGATAGCAGACATTGTCCATATATTCATAGTTCCGTATCCCGAACCAATGTTGTTTGCGTATGTTTCAGCGTCATCTATCGTAAATCTGCCCGAGTTTGGCAAATCGGGATACGCAACTCCTCCGGTCACGGGTGTTTTCCCGGTGGCTGATTGTAGTTTGAATGTGCCAGAATCATCAACCCCGGACGCTTCGTATGCAGAGAGGTATATCTTTGGTCTAACCGCCCCTCCACGCATTTTGAACATTGGATGCACCTCGAAACCAGACAAAGCAATTGGACTGACCCACCATTTCCGAATGTCACCGGAAGATTCGAACTTCACGTAGAATTTTGGTATCTCTACCATAACGTTTCCAGATGCACCAGTTAAGTCAAGTCCATCACCACGTGGATTGCTTCCATACGTGACTTCACCTGTAGATGGATCTACTACACATCTCCACATGCTGCCGAATATGGCATGGTTGTCGAAGAATGAAGTGCTTGGAGTTATAGTATTACCGTTGATATCGATTTGTGTGAGTGTGGGGGATGAACTGGAAGTATCCCACTCAATTCCCACGGGCATGATGTCCTTTCCTGGTGCAACCGGTGGTAACTGTGAGTATGGTGTAGATCCATCCCCGATCTTCAGGATTCTA